TGCATACATGAAAGAAGCATCAGCCCTCACAGGCAGCGGTGCAGGTGTTGGTGGTCGCACAGCTTATGATCCAGTATTCGCACCTTTGCGTTTGCTAAATCCTATGCGTGGTGTTGCTCGTTCAGTTGCTACCGATGGTTCTACTTACCAGTTCCGTGCCAAAGTCGGTAACGCAGGTGCAGCATGGGGCTATGCAATTCAGAACAACGGAGCAACTACGACTGAAGATACAAACATCTGGCAACTTACCTTGCAAGATTTGAACGTTCAGTTCCCAATCCGCACAGCAGCTTTGGATGACATCGATGGTTTGGAATCAAACGTAGTAAGCGATATGCTTGCTGAGTTTAGCCAATCAGAAGCCTTGTCTATGATTCAAAACAACGACCAAGCCGCACAGTCTGGTACAAACCCATACGGTGGCACAAACGGTCTGCGTGGTCTGGATCAGTATGCAGGTGCAAATGCTACTTACACAGGCGGCAAAACTAGCGCAGCAGCTTTTGGAACAAGCGGTACAGGTTCTTCAAGCGGCTTGCATAGCTTGGCAACGTATGACCAATTGACTTCAAACGTTAATACGGTTGGTGCAGCTAACGTTACATATAAAGATTTGATTAACTTTATGTATTCGTTGCCACCACAGTATCGTGTGCCTACTTGTAAGTTTATGGTTAACAGTACATTCATGTCACAAATCCGTGGCTTAGTGGACTCACAAGGCGCACCAATTTTTAACCGTAATGAAGGTTTGGCGGTTAATGGTGTCATTGGCACTATGCTTGGATTTGATGTTGTTGAAAGCACATACCTTGATTTGCCTTCACAAGCCACAACAGGTGCGGCAGGTACAACTAGCTTGTATCCAATGTACTTTGGTGACTTTGAAAAAGGCTTCACAATCGTTGATCGCTTGAACATGATTCTTCGTAGATATGATCAGACCCTCCCCGGTTTCATAACTTTCTATGGCGAAAAACGTCTAGCAACCAGTTTGGTCGATGTGAACGCCCTTGTCCGGTACAGAAGTACTGGCACAGCAGCGTAAGTAAGAAACGGGGAGGGCGTAAAAACTCTCCCCGATTACTAATATTTATTGGAAATAAACATGAGCCTAATTCTTGAATCCGTAAAGAAAGCCCTGCTTGAAGGCAGCGCAACCGTTAAATTCAACGAAGCATCTGCGCTAACTGGGTCGGGTTCTAATGTTGGCGGACAAGTAATTTATGACGATGCTTTTGCACCTAAGCGAGAACACAACCCATTGCGGGACGGTTCACGCATTATTCAAACAATCGGTTCAGAGCAAGCGTTTGTAGCCAAGACTGGTAACGCTACCTTAATTCAAAATAGCACTAACAACCCTTGGGGCTATGCTGTAAACAACAACACAGGTTCGCCTAATATCGCTACGTCATTCTGGCAGTTACCCGTGCGTTCACTTAACGCAGGTTTGCCAATTCGTACCGCTGTTATGTCCGATATTGATATGTTAGAAGAAGCCATTGTCGATGATTTGATGATGGAATTTTCGCAGCAAGAAGCCCTTGGAATGATGTTCAATTCTGACCAAGCCGGATCGACTACCGTTAACTACGGCGCAACGTCTGGTCTGCGTGGATTAAACAGCTACACAGGCAGCACAAGTGCAGCAGCCTTTGGCACTAGCGGTTCGGCTATTACTAACGGCTTACACACGGTTTTAGAGGTTGCTCAAGCATCAGCGTCTGCGGTTGCGTATGATGACTTGGCTAATTTGCAATCAGCATTGCCAAGCCAGTATTTGTATAAAGACACAACGGCATGGATGATGCACCCAACGACTATTGGCGCATTGCGTAAACTTAAAGCATCAGGCAGCAGCAACAACTTTATTGAAGTTGGCGATGATGATGGCGGCGCAGTACTGTACATCTTTGGTCATCGTGTTATTCCCAATCCTTACATGGATGTTGCGGGTGAAGGAAAGTATCCTGTTTATCTTGCCGAGTGGTCGCAGTTCTTTACGATTGCTGACAATGAACTAATGAGCATCAAACGATTCGACCAAACAGCACCGGGCTTTATTTACCTATTCGCTGAAAAGCGAGTTTGCTCTACAGTTCGTGATGTGTTTGCGGGTGTCCGTTTAGTTGGTGTTTAAAGGGTAGATTATGTCCGGTGACACACTAGCAGGAAATCCGTATCTAGGCACTAGCCGCAACCCGTTCAACTATGAAAAGATTGAACAGGTTACACGGGACATTGTGACCGAATGGCTGACGCTTGAGGAAATCACGCAGCAGCTAAACCTGTTTCAAGACGAAAGCCAAGACAGCTATCTAAGCAGCATCGAACTTGCTACAAGAATGGCGATTGAAGATTACTTGGGAATGAGTATCTTTCCTGTGACCTATAGAACGTACTACGGCACGTTTAATGGCATGGGTGGCACTCAGGTGAGCCTAGACTTGCCAGAGGTTTCACAGCCCTTTCAAGGTCAAGCAGCGGTTGTTATTAATAGCGTCCAATACTACAACGGCGATACACCGCCAACTTTAGTAACAATGCCAAACACGGATTATTACTATGATCCTACAGGCAACAAGGTGGTTGTAAGCGGCTTTCCTAATACGGTAGCTACGCAAGTTAGCAATCCGATTGTAGTCACCTATACTTGTAACGCTAACCCGATTGCACAGTATCCCGTTATTAAACAAGCGGGATTAATGTTGCTTACACACATATACAACAACAGGTCTACAGTTGGACAAACGGTAGGAGTAATGGCAGAGATACCTTTCGGCGTATCCTCATTGCTTAGACCTTACAAACCGTTGGTGATGTAATGGGTATCGCCCGTTATGAAAACATAGATGTTAACAACGTCACTAATGGCGTAAACACCTATGGCGAACAAACGACAACTATATCGTTATGGTTTCGCACACGGGCTACTGTTGCTGACGTTAACAATAGTGTAAGGATTGCCGAGCGTTACCGTGTTTATAGTGATTTAGTTAATCTAACTTTAAACTACACGCCTAACACTAAGCAAATGGTTGACCAACAAAACCTGTTTTCTATTACATGGCGTGGCTACGATTGGCGCATTATTGATTGCAGGGAAGCTAACGACAGGATGAGCGTTACTTTTGTATGTTATAGAAACGATCCGGTGACACCAGTATGAGCCAGAACAATCCCGCAGTATATGCACAAGCTATACAAGCGCAGTTGGCGGCTATTGTTACGCCTGTTCCGGTATATGCAAACTTCAATCGTAACTACGCTACACAACCTAAGTTCATTACTTGGAATCTGCGTAACGTACATCAGCCCGTTTATACAGGCACGAATCAAAACAACAAAGGCATTGATAGACCTATATTCCAAATATCGGTTTTCACTCAATCCTTTGTTGATGCTATGACAATCAGCAATACAATACTACAATCGCTGCATGGCTATAGCGGTCAATTCGGCGGGGCAACAGGTTTTTATATATCCAAAGCTGATGTTGATTGGCTTTACAACACATACGACAATGAAATCGGGTTGCAACAAGTAATTATGGATTGCACCTTAGATATACCTACATGACATAATTCTCAAATTTAATTAAGGAATTATTATGGCACTCCCAAACAAAGTTTTACCCGGCTTTAGTGCAGCACTTTACGCACAGCCAACCGCAACACCAACACCGCTAACAACGGCGCAATTGTCTTTGGTGGCGAGTGTTGCACCACTAGCAATTGCAGCTAACCTTGTTAATGTTGAGGCTGTTCCTGCATTTGGTCAAGATGATGCAATGGCTAACTTCAGCATTGCAGGTTCACGCCAATCAGACAAAATCCCAACGCAATCAGCGCCGACAAGTCTAACAATTACAGCACCGTGGAATCCTGCGGACGCTCAGTTGTTGATTATCCGTGGCGATGCTTACAGCGGTGTTGTTGACCGCACGTTTGTAATCTCTGCAACCGATGGAGCGAATATCGTTTACTACGCATTCAACGGTAGGGTGTCACAGTTTCAAATTGATGCACAGCCCGGCGCAGAAGCTAAAGCTGTATTCACAATCCACCCACGGGGCAACCAGTTCGGTTGGTCTAACAACGCATAGGTGTAATTATGGCTATCCCAAATAAAGTACTACCCGGATTTGCTGTATCCTTGTGGATGCAATCCGGCGCTACACCTTCCGCACTATCAACCGCTAACCTATCCGTATGGACAGCGCAGGTTGCTACGATTGTTGGCACGGTGGCTAACGGTACAGGTGCAGCAGGTTTGGCGCTTAACGTAGAGGCTGTGCCTGCGTTCGGTCAAGATGACGCAATGGCAAACTACAGCCTTGCCGGAGTTCGTCAATCCGATAAAATCCCAACACAGTCTGCACCCACAAGTCTAACAATTACTGCACCTTGGAATCCAAGCGATGCAGCTTTGTTGCTTATCCGTGGTGACGCATTAAGCGGCGTAATTGATCGTACATTCGCTATTGCTGCGGTTGAGGGTACTAACACTATTGCTTATGCTTTTAATGGTCGTGTCAGTCAATTCCAGATTGATGCACAACCCGGTGCTGAAGCTAAGTGCGTGTTTACTGTACATCCCCGTGGAAACCAATA